ATGCCGTGGCAGCGTTGGCTGTTGATCCACGCGCTGGAGGTGCGCCCGGACGGGCGGTTCCGCTTCAGGACTGTGGTCGTGCTGGTGGCGCGGCAGAACGGCAAGACGACGCTCGTCGAGGTCAAGAACCTGTGGAAGATGTTCGTCCTGCGGGTGCCGCTGGTGATCGGGACGGCCCAGAACCTCGACATCTCCGAGGAATCCTGGGATAAGGCCGTGGAGATCGTCGAATCGGTGCCCGATTTGGCGGCCGAGGTGGCGCATGTCGATCGAACGAACGGCAAGAAGGCACTGAAGCTGATCGGCGGTTCCCGGTGGAAGATCGCGGCAGCGTCGCGTAAGGGCGGCCGTGGCTTGTCCGGCGACGACGTGAACCTCGACGAACTCCGCGAGCATCACACGTGGGAGTCGTGGGGTGCCGTCACAAAGACGACGATGGCACGCCGCAAGGCCCAGATCTGGGCGTTCAGCAACGCCGGCGACGACCGCAGCGTGGTGTTGAACGACCTTCGCGAGAAGGCGATCGCGGCGCTCGGCGACCCCGACACATCGTTGGGGATCATGGAGTGGTCGGCGCCAGACGACTGCCCGATTGACGACGACGATGGGTTGCGGCAGGCGAATCCGGCTCTCGGCTATCCGCAGGGCATCACGATGGACGCGCTGTTGGCGGCGATGGTGACGGATCCAGAGCCTGTTTTCCGCACGGAATGTCTGTGTCAGCGCGTCCCGGACCTCGTGCCGAGCAAGATTCCGCTGTCGGCCTGGGTGAAGTGCGCGGATCCCGGTTCGTCGATCTCCGATGGGCTGGTCCTGTCATGGGAGGTCAGTTGGGACCGCAGCCGCGGTGCGATCGGTGTGGCCGGTTACCGCGACGACGGCCTGCCGCACATCGAGCTGATCGACTACCGCGAGGGCACCGACTGGATCCCGGGCCGGATGGGCGAGTTGGCGAAGCGGCACCAGGTGCTCGCGGTTGTGTTCAATCCGTCGGGGCCGGGGGCGTCGTTGTTGTCGGCGGTGACGGAACGGCTGCCCGTGAAGTTGGAGCCGAAGCCGATGACGGCCCGGGATCAGGCCAACGCCTGTGGGCTGCTGTACGACGCGGTCACCACGCTTGATCCGGGGACCGGAAAGGGCCAGGTCCGCCAACTCGGCGACGATCGGCTACGCGAAGCACTACGCAAGTCGACCACCCGCACCCTCGTGGATGCCTGGGCTTGGGATTTGAAGAACTCGATCGGCGAGATCAGTGGCCTGAGCGCGGTCACGAACGCGCTGTACGGCCTGACGGTCTACGGCCAGCCGAAAGTTCCCGACCCGCCCCCGCTCATCGAACTGGAATCCGCCGGCCGGAACTCGTACGACCCCAGTGACCTGATGACCGTCGGCTTCTGACCGGGAGGTGCCTGCGGTGACCGCTCCAACCAAGCCCGCATCCGCCCCCGTGCAAGAGATCGGCTACCAGCAGGCCGTCGGCCAGTACATGTGGTGGCTGTACGAGAACGAGACCACCCCGGAGCTGGTCTGGCCGCAGTCGGTCTACGTCTACGACCAGATGCGAAAGACAGACTCTCAGGTCGGGTCGATTCTGCGGGCCGTCAATCTGTTGGTCCTGCGCACGCCATGGCGCATCGACCCGAACGGTGCCCGCGACGAGGTCGTGCAGTTTGTTGCGGATGATCTGGGTCTGCCGATCGTGGGCCAGAGCCCGAAGGCGCCGCCACGGACCAAGGATCGATTCTCATGGAAGGACCACCTCGCCGAGGCGCTGCTGATGCTGCCGATCGGTTACAGCTACTTCGAGCAGGTCTACCGCATCGATCCGGACGGCGACCATGCGCATCTGCGCAAGTTGGCGTTGCGGCCGGCGCGGACGATCGAGTACATCAACGTCGCGCAGGACGGCGGACTGATCAGCATCAAGCAGTACTGGATCAGGACTGGTGAGCGGCCGCAGCCGATCCCGGTGGAGCATCTGGTGGCGTACATCCACGCCAAGGAGGGCGGTAACTGGCTCGGCACCTCGATTTTGAGGAACTGCTACAAGAACTGGCTCCTGAAGGACCGCTTGTTGCGGGTGCAGGCGCAGACGATCGAGCGCAACGGTATGGGCATCCCGCTGTACGTTGGCCAGGAGGGCGCCACCGATCTTTCGGGGGGCCTGGCAATGGCCAAGGGCTGGCGGGCTGGCGATGCCGCCGGTACGGCCATCCCCTATGGCGCCATCCTGAAGCTGGTTGGCGTCGAGGGCACGCTGCCTGACGCCGAGCCCGCGATTCGGTACCACGACGAGTCGATCGCCAAGACGGTCCTGGCCCACTTCTTGAACCTCGGGCAGCAGATGGGGACCGGCAGTTACGCGCTCGGTGCGACCCTCGGCGACTTTTTCACCCTCGGCGTGCAGACCGTGGGGCAGCAGATCGCGGACACCGCCAACATGCATGTGGTCGAGGACCTGGTCGACGTCAACTGGGGTCCGCAGGAGCCGGCCCCTCGGATCGTATTTGACGAGATCGGCAGCAGGCAGGCCGCGACGGCGCAGGCACTGAAGCTCCTGATCGACGCTGGCGTCATCCACTCGGACGACATTCTGGAGGAATCCACAAGGCAGCAATACGGCCTACCGCCGCGCGACCCGAACGCCCCCCCACCCGGGCCGTTGCCGGGTTTGACGCGGGAGACGTTGACGGGGCCGGCGCCGGGTGGTGCGGCGCCCGCTCCGGCGGTGGACACCAAGACGGGGGCCGCCTCAGTGGCCGCGTCGGCGACAGCCACAGTGGACCCCGATGCGGGGCTGCGGTTGGATGACCTCGCGGCCCGAGTGGAGGCTCTGGAGTCGGACCTCGCCGAGGACGATGACGACCTCGACGAGGACACCGAGGCCCTCCTGGTCGCACTGGCCGAGTTCGCCGGCGAGGTCACGGCCGCCGTATTCAACCCGTCGCTGCATCCCCGCAACCCGAAGGGCACGGTCGGCGCCGGAAAATTCCGGTCCACAGTGGACCGCCTCATCGACGCGCTCAAGCAGCATGCGTCATCGGGCGGCAAGGGCGATCCGTTTAGTGGCTTCGACCGTGAGCAGTTGCGCCGTGCGGCAGTGAAGCGTGGCATCACGTTGAAGCGCGGCGCGTCACGGGACGACATCTCGAAGGCGCTGATCGCCGATCTGCGCACCGGGCGCGACAACCCGATACCGATGCCGTCGGAGCCCAGCAAGCCGGATCCCGTGAAGGCCCGCGAAGTCGAGGTCGAGAACCGCATCCGCGAGGCGTATCGGGCGGTGCTGTCCAGGCAGGGGCGCAAGGAAGGTGGCAGCGAGTGGGTTGGCCTTGCCGACCTACGGAAGGAACTGGACGAGAGTGCGAGCCGCCGCGAGGTCGATGCCGCGCTTAAGCGGTTGGCGGTATCCCGGGAGCCAGGCAGCGCCAACGTCGTGCCCGAGAGCAACCAGAAGACGTTGACGCAGGCGGACCGCGATGCGGCCGTGCACTTCGGCGACCAGGGCAAACACGCGATCTCGTTCGAGGACGCCTCGCCGCAGCCGATCCCGGGTCTGGCCGCGCCGGCCAGGACGAATGAGGCGCGTCTCGCCACCAACCGGGAGCGGCAGGTCGTCATAGACAAGGCCCGTACGGTCCGCGAGGTCCAGATCGAGAACCGGATCCGCGAGGCGTACCGGGCCGCATACCAGGATGCGCACGGATCGACGCCTGACAACTATGTCGGCCTCGCGGCAATCCGCGACCACCTCGGCGAGTCGATGTCCCGCAAGGAGGTCGACGCGGCGCTGCAGCGCATGGCGATCGAGGCGGGCGGCCGACGGGATGGCAGCGTCCAGATCATTCCGGTCGAGAACAGCCGGGCGCTGACACAGGCGGACCGCGATTCGGCGCTGAGGATGGGCGGCGAAGACCACCACGCCATCAAGATCCCCGACCCGTCACCGCGCCCACTGCCCATAATGGACCAGCCATCGGCGCCAGCGAACGGGAGGTCTGCTACGACAGACGAAGTCGTTACCGGCCTTGCGGAGGCGAAGAGCAGGCAAGAGGGCCGCGCTCTAGTTGCGGACCTGTCCCTGGCTGAACTCAAGGCCGTGGCGAACGCATTGCAGGTCGCACCTCAGCGAAACAAGGCCGACTACCGCGAGGCCGTGGTCGATGCGACTGTCGGGACGCGCGTCGATCACGCGGGAATCCGCAACGGTGGATGGCTAACGCCCACCGCGAAGCCACCAACAGCATCAACCCCGGACGCGACTCTCGCCACCCTGCGCGACCTGGGCTCGCACGACGAGGCTTGGTCCGCTGCGTCGAAGATGACCGTGCCGCAACTGAGGGCGGTCCTGACGCACATGGGCTACGGCCAAGGGCTGTCCGGTCGGCGCAAGGGCTACCTGGTCGACCGGCTGGCGGGTACGTGGCCGGAGATGCGGATGGGGGCGCCGTGACGATCCCCGTCGAAGCCGCATATCCGCCCGACGCCGCCCGTGGTACCGGCGACTTGGGCGGTCAGTTCGTCAAGCAGGGCCAGTCGCAGCCGGCGGCGAAGCCGCAACCGAGAGTGGCCCCGAAGGCGAGACGGAAGGTTCAGCAGGAGAGGCCGACCCAGAAGAGGCCGGCCCCGAAGGCCGCGCCGGCGGCGCCTGCTCCCGGCCCTCCGAAGAGTGCCCACCTGAACCTGAAGCGCGGCGGCAAGAACGATGCGGCGGAGGTCCGCAACCTCCAGGCGCTGCTGTCCAGCCTGCGGGTTGCGGGGGTCGCCACGGACGGCCAGTACGGGCCCGCGACCGAGGCCGCGGTGAGGGCCGCACAGAGCAAGCTGGGCATGAAGCCGACCGGCCGGGCGTCCAGCGCGCTCATCCATCGTCTCGCCGACGCGCACAGCTTGTCCCCCTGCGTCGGCAAGAAGGTCGCGGCTGCGGCGGACTCAGGTGAGGACGAGGACGAGCAGGACGCGGAGCGGGTCACGGCCTCAGTCGCCGCCGGACTTGACCTGACGCTGTGGTCCGACTCGACGATCTGGGTCGGTGACGCGCTCGAGCTGGATCTCGACGACGCCAGCCTTGTCGTGGCGGGGGTGCGCCTGCTCGCCAGCGAGCGGCAGCCGGGCTCATACGAGGTATCCGACTGGCTGACGTTGCAGGTCGACGACGATGGCTCGACGTCGCTGGTCGCTGACGAGGATGACGAAGCGATCGCGCTGCGACTGGCGGACCTGAACGAGTTCGCTGACCGGCTGGCCGCGATGTTCGAGCCTGCGCCCGTCACCGCGGCCGCCGGTGCGGATGTCACGCCTGGCCACGACCAGCTGCACCACTACTGGACCAGAGGTGAGGGCCTCGCGCGATGGTCCGGCTCACCTACGCCTTGGACGACGTTGCTGGCCAACTTGGTCGAAGAGGTCAAGGGCGAGCCGCTGGAGGTCCTGAAGAGGTGGGCTTCGGCCTGGTTCAAAGAGGTCAAAGGATATTCCAGCGGGTCCGATCTCAATAGGGTCGCCCACGGTCACCCGCCGCGCGGCAACAACATAGGCCCCGGCTAACTCTCCGCCTCACCTCACCCGACACCGACCCAGGTGCGCGGGCGATGACGCATGCCCACGAAAGGCAGGCCATGGCCGATCTGAAAGACCTTGAGCTTGCCCGGCCGGGCACGTGGAACCTTGCCAGCGGGAAGATCACGGTCACCCCGCAGATGCTCGACGACGCCGCAAGATTCGCGGCGCGCGAGGGCGGCCGCGCCGGCTACCTGAAGCTCGGCCACACCGACACCCGGTTCGCCGCCGGCGATGGTGAGCCGGCGCTTGGCTGGCTGGGCAACATCCGCGTCGAGGAGGACGACCAGGGCCACGTGCTCATGGGCGACGTGACCGGCATGCCCGACTGGCTCGCCGCCGCCGCGCCCACCGCGTGGCCTGATCGCAGCATCGAGGGCTACGCCGACTATGTCCACGATGGACAGACGTACGGCCTCGCTATCGACGGCCTGGCCCTGCTCGGTGTGACCCCGCCGGGCATGTCGTCCCTCAAGTCACTGCGCGACCTGCCCGCCGCGCTCGGTGTCGCCGCGTCCGGCCGCCGCATTGTCGCCAGCTTTGGCGGCCCCATTACTTCCGCCCCGGAGGCGGTTGTTCCGACGAACAGAACAGGAGCCGGCATGGATCCGGTAAAGATCCGAGAGGCGCTGGGTCTGGACCCGGGCGCCTCCGACGATGACGTGAAGGCGGCGCTTACAACGGCTGGCTTCGTGTCCGACCCCCCGGCAAGTCCCACGTCCGACCCCGGCCTTGTCCACGCTTCCGGCCTGATGCGCGTTGACGCGTCGGCGTGGCAGGAGCGCGAGGACCGCATCAAGCGACTGGAAGCTCAGGCCGCGAAGGCGCGGGAGGCGGAGCGGGACCAGATCATCGGCCAAGCGGTGCAGGCCGGCAAGTTCGCGCCGGCCCGCAAGGAGCACTGGGTGCGGATGTGGAACGCCGACCCGGAGGGTGCCCGTCAGCTGATCGACACGCTGGCGACCAATGTGGTCCCGGTCATGGCGTCGGGCTACTCGACCGACAACGACGAGGACATGGACGCCGACTACGCGGCCCTGTTCCCGCCGGCATCGAGGGGCGGCAGCCGTGGCTGATTACTCCCCGGTCTACGGGTCGGGCTCGCTGCCCTACACCACCACCACGTCTGCGGCTGTCACCGGCGGCCAGGTCCTCGAGACCACCACCACCGGCGCTGTCGGTCCCGCTGCGGCGGGCTCGCTCAAGTCGGTTGGCGTGGCTGCGCATGACGCTGCTTCGGGCGCGCGGGTCACGGTGTGGCCGCTGGCCAACGTGGTGCACGAGATCACCGTCGTCGCGGCGGGCACCGTCACGGTCGGGGACGGCGTGATCGCCGGTACCGCCGGCACGGTCAACACCGCCGCGGTCGCTACCGCGGCTGCGGCCGGCACGCTCATCGGCATCGCCACCACCACGGCGACCGCCCCCGCCAAGGTCCGCTTCGTCGGCCGCGGCTGATACCCGAGAGGAGATAGGCAATGCCAGGTACATTTCCGGCAGCAGCGCCCACCCTTTCGGGCGACACGCTTTCCATCAGCCGGTTCCTTCAGTCCCCGCTCATGCTCGCGCGCAGGCTGCGCGACTACAAGGATCTCCGGTTCGTCTCCGACCAGCTGCTGACGCAGCGATTCCGGAGCCAGGGCGGTGCGGTCCTCTACGAGATGACCGAGCCGTTCGTCAGCGATCGCACCGCTGAGGCTGTGGGTGCCGGGTCCGAGTACCCGTACGCCAACCTGCCCACCGGTACCGCGGCAATCGCCGCGATCCAGAAGTGGGGACAGAAGGTTCTCCTCACCGACGAGGAGATCGCCCGCAACGTGTACGCGGGCGCGGCCCTGGACCGGCAGCTGCGCAAGGTCGTCAACACCGTGATCTCGCAGGTCGACTCGATCGCTATGTCGGCGATTTCATCAGCGGTCACCAACACGTTCGCGGTGCCGACGGCGTGGAGCGCGGCCAGCCCCACGATCCTGCGGGACATCCTGCGGGCCAAGGCGTCGATTCTCGCATTGAATCTGGGCTACAAGCCCGACACGATCGCGCTCAACGACACGGCCTACGCCTATGCGATGACGGACGTCTCGCTGACCAACACCTGGCGCCGGGAGACGACCGACAACCCGGTATATACCGGCAACATCGAGCAGGTCTCGGGTCTGACGATCGTCGTGTCACCGACGATCGCGTCCGGAACCGCATACGTGCTTGACTCGCTCAGTCTCGGCGGCATGGCCGACGAGCTGGACGGGGCACCGGGCTACGCGATCGCGGACCTCGCGGTCCAGGTGAAGTCAATCCGCAAGGACGAGAACGATGCGTGGGACCTACAGGGCCGCCGGAAAACTGTGCCGGTCGTGCAGGAGCCGGGCGCCGCCGTGAAGATCACCGGTACGGGGCTGTGACATGGCAGGAGTAACCGCAACATCGGGCTGGGTCGTGAGGCAGCCCAATCATATGCACGAGGGGCCCGTCACGATTTTCGAGGGCTGCACCGCGTCGGCCACGATCACCGGCGGGCAGGTGCTGGCGGTGTCCGGGTCGGGCACCCTCGCCCCGGCGGGTGCGAACTCGGCCGCAGTGGTCGGCATCGCCATCGCTGACGCCGCATCCGCGGCAACGGTCCGGGTGTATGTGCCGGCCGGGGTGTGGACCAGCACCACGCCCACAGGTGTCACCGCTGGCGCGAAGCTCGTCTCCGGTGCGGCCGGGACGGTCGAAACGATTGGCGCCAACACGTTCGAAAAGATCATCGGTACGGCGTTGGACACGGCGACCGGTGGCAACACAGTGAGGTGGGTGCCGGTATGACCGATCCCGATGCGTACGTGGTCACCGCCGCGTACGTGACCCTGAAGGTGAAGGACCCCAACGCGGGTGGCTCCGTGATCCGGGGCTACTACGAGGGGGCCGTCATCCGGGCCGAGGAGATCGACCCGACCTCGCTGGCCCATCACCTCGACTCGGGGCTGATGGCGCCGGTTCCGTCGGCGCCCGCCCCAGTGGCCGAGCCGGCCGAGCCGGTCAAGCCGGAGCCGAAGTCCAAGGCCAAGGCGTAGCCCGTGCCGGCCTCCGACCTGTTCGATTTGGTGGATCTGCCGTCCTGGTTGCAGGTGCCGTCTGTCGATACGGAGACCGCGACCCGGGTTCGGCGCGCTGCGAGCGGGTGGCTCATGGGAGCCACCCGCCTCACGGTGTGGCCGCTACCTGTCCCGGATGACCTGTGGGCGTGGGCGATCGAGCTGGCCGGGATCGCGTTCCGCAACCCCGACGCCGCGGCGTCGGAGTCGCTCGACGACCACAACGTGTCGTGGGACCGGGCGCGGCGTAAGGACATCCTGGACGCGGCGCGGCTGGCGTACAGCGCCGCGTCTAGGCCTGTGTACTCGTTCCCAGACCCGGACTGGCACTGGACCGTGGTGCCCGTTGTTCCTCCACTGATCGGCTGAGGGAGGGGATGCCGTGAGCGTGCAGCTTCCACCCAATGGTGCTGGCGCAGTCATCGAGACCCGCACTGTCGCCGGCCGGGAGCGGCAGATGGTCGCGGTCGCTGAGCCGCTCCGCCCGGCACCGACCCGCACCAGCGGTGGCCAGATCCTCTACGTCGAGGATTTCCGCGCCGTCCAAATCGGACTGTGGAATGACGGCGTGGGCTGGGCGGGCTCCGACACGGACATCATGTTCGGCGGCAAGCCCACGATGCGCCTCGACACCGGCGGCAACTCTAACGGCGGGCCGGCGAACCCGAACCGCACCGCGATCACGAGTGGCGTCGTCGTCAAGCGCCGCGTCCATGACGGCTACCGGCACCGGTTCGGCATGGAGTTCTGGTTCAGGTTCACGTCGCTGAACCTGACGAGCAACGCGCTGCTGTCGGCCAGCATCTACAACCGGAACGGGACCCAGGCGCATCACGGCCGCGTCTGGCTCGACCCGAACGGCAACAACGTGCCGATGCATGCGCGGATCCTCGACGGGGCCGCGAGCAACGCCCTGTCAGGAACCAATGGCGCGGGCACCGCCGTGTACGCGGATGTGCTGACGTCGGTGCTACAGAACGGCGGGGGCACTCACACCTACGATGTCCCGTCCGGTCGGCTGGACAGGGCCGGCGGCTGGCACTGGTGCAAGCTCGTCGTCGACTTCGTGACGCTGAAATATGTATCCGTCCAACTCGACGGAGAGGCGGCGGTGGACCTGTCCGCATACACGCTGGATGCCACCGACACCACGGGTTTCGCGGGGATGCACTACAGCTTCGAGTTCTCGGCCTCGACGGGCACGCGCCGGTGGGTGAACATCGCCAACGTCATTGGGACGATGGAGGACTGATGGCCCTCAAGCTGACTGTTGCGATGTGGGCGTTGGCCTCGGACAATGAGCAGTCCCTTGGCGCTGGGCGCACCGTCACCACGGCCGCCACCGCGCTCAGCCGCGAGTTCCCCGAGTTCAGCCGCTTCGCCAAAGCCATCTTCCTGCTCGACGTGGCGGCGGCTTCCGGGACGTTCACCCTGGACGTCACCATCCAGGGCTTCAATGAGGCGTCCGGCAAGTGGCACATCGTGGCCACCTTCCCGCAACAGAGCGCCGTGTCCCCGGCCTCTCCGGTCGCGGCGAACTCGGCCTTGGTGCAGTCGGCAACCCTGGACTACACCCGGTATCGGGCGCAGTGGGTGACCACCGTCGCCGGCTATTCAGCCACGTTCACCCTCGTGGCGATCGCGCACACAGAGTAG